ATGACGAACGACCTTACAACCGTGAACATCCCAAAAAATCCCGCCGAGCGGCGGGTGTGGATCTGTGGACAGCTTCGGCTCAAGGGGAAATCCCTGCGCCGCCTTGCCGCCCAAAACGGGGTTTCGCAGCAGGCGATGAGTGCGGCACTGCTTAACTCCTCCTCGCATCTGGAGCCGGTGATCGCGGCGGCGATCGGGCTTACAGCCAAGCAGCTGTTCCCGGAGCGCTTCGGCGCCGACGGAAACCGGCTTTCCCATACACGAGAGCCACAGCGTAGCACGGCGCCTAAAGGCCGCAATGTCAAAGAAGGACGAGCGGCATGAACAACGCAGCACCTTCCGCTTCGGGCGGCTGGAAATCCTCCTATCTGGCGCTGACGACGCTGTTGATGCGGCGGCGGGAGGAACTGGGGATCAGCCAGGAGGCGCTGGCCGCGCTGCTCGGGATCGGGCGGCGGACGTTGCAGCGCTGGGAGAGCGGCGAGGCCGAGCCGCCGGGCATGCGGATGTTTCAGTGGGCGGGCGTGCTTGGGGTGCGGATTGCGCCAGATGTGGCGCAATCCGGGACGGATCAAAGCAACGGGAGAGCAGCATGAGCACCATCATGCCACCCGGCTGGGTCAAGGGGGACGTGGTCTCATTCGCACTCAGTGTGCCGTCATGGATGTCGGCGGCGGCATTTCAGGAAATTCAAAGTGAGATCTATCGGCTACTGGAAACGGGAGCCTCATTCGAAGAAGCAAAAGCAGCATTAATGCCGCTCGTCGCTGCACATCATCCAGTCCATCCGGCAGCATCGTGATTCGATTGCCCACACCCTCATTTGCGATAGCAACCACCTGTAATTGCAGGTGGCGTTCGAGCAGTACACGCCAGCATCCGGCGGAAACGGCACCCCAGGTCGCGGATACCGGTGATGCGGCAAAAGCGATGATTGCTGCGTCAGCCTCCGGCTCGAACCTCGCTTCATACACAACCGATCCAATCTTGTCGATGTGCGGTCGGAAGAGCTCGTTAAGCGGCCACAGAATTTCTACGGCTTGCCATCCGGCCACCGGAACGGGGGTCGCGCTATCGAGATCCATCAGGCCGGACAAAAACGTCAAAGCTTCTTCGGACATGCAGAATTTCTCCCTTGGTTCGGGTGTCTTGACAACCACCACCATAGGGGAAAACGCGCCGGGCGGGAATTCCCGGAATGATGTGCCTCCTAAAGGCCGGCGCCGATCAGCAACCGGTGCCCGCCGGCTTTTCCGAGAGGTGGGGGCAACCACCAATCCGGTAGGAAAAATCGACATGGGCAAAATCAACGGGAGCAAAAAACCGAGGCGGCGCACGCTCGACGCCATGCAGCCCGATTTCCTGGCTTTGCTCGAAGGCGCCATCGATATGCCGGCGGCGGTGCCGGAGCCACGGCGCGAGGCCGGGGCGGTCGATATGGAGATGCGGGTCCGCACTCTCCTCAACGAGGCGATCAAGGCCGGGCCGTTCGCCGACAGGGCGCATCTGGCCGAGGCGGTGAGCTACCTGTCCGGGCGGCGGATCACCAAACCGATGATCGATAGCTGGACCGGGGCCAGCCGGCCCCACCATTTCCCCGCCGATCTGGTTCCGGCGTTCTGCGTGGCGCTCGGCAATTCGATCCTGCTGCATGGCCTCGCCGAGGCGGCGGGCTGCGGCGTCACCGAAAGCATCGAGCTGATGCGCTCGCGGCTGGAGCGGCTGGCGCTGTTCATCCGCTTCGCCAAGGCGGAACAGAAGCGGATCGAAGCCTCGATGCCGCTGTTCCAAGGGGCAAGGTCATGATGGAGGGTATTCTTCCCGGAGAAGCGCTGAAATTCCGCGCGGCCAGATGTGAGTCCAATCTGGAAGATCAAGAAAATCCTCGGGAGAATAGGCCGGACCAAGACCCGACAGACGCGCAAACTCGCTCCCAGCAAGTTCCGCCACATCCCGATAGGAAAGGCCGATCGAATTCGCGATCCGGTCAGCGGCACGAAGCAAGCCAGCCGCCTCGGCCAGAAACTGAATGGCCGCGAATTGAAGGAGAAGAGGCTCGGCTTGCGCGCGAAGCAAGGCTTGCTGCCGTTTTGGAGTGGCGCCAACAAAACCTGATACAGCAGTTGCGTTTGAAATTCGCCATGCCTCCCATTCCTTCCACCCAATCTCGCCGAGACGGCGAAGCAAGACGGATTGCGTTTCTTCGTCACCCAATAGCGACTGGTTCAGTTCGGAGAGCATTCCGATACAGCGATTGGCGTATCCGGCTGCTGACATGGTGGACCTTCCTCGAATGCGATTGCGGGATGTTCTACCGTCGGGTGCTTAGACGATTCTTGCGGCTCTGCAAAGGGGCGCGCCGTGGATGAGTGGGCCTCCGCCGCTGAACTGGCCGGGTTGAGCCCGACCGCGTCCGAGCTGCGCGAACTGGGGATGCGGGCATGGCCGAAGACTCAGCAGGGCATCAATGCGCGGGCCAAAAAATGGCAATGCGAAGGCCGTCAGCAAGGCAGTTCACAGGCATGGGAATATCTCCGTTCCAGCCTGCCGGCGCCGGTGCGGAAGGTCATGGCCCGCGCCCTGCTGAAGACCGCTTCCGCCGTCCCGGCCCCGCTCCCCGCCCTGGCGAAAATCCCCGTCAACACCGCCGATCTCAAGAACTATCAGCGCACGACCATGGAAGCCCGCGCGGCGATCCTGGCGGAGGTTGACCGGCTGGTCATCACCGCCGGAGTCGGGCGCAGCAATGCCGTCAAAACCCTGGTCGAGATGGCGCGGGATGGCACGCTGGCGCCGGAGCTGGCGCGGCTGGTGCCGATCGCCAATGCGCGGGGGAATGCCTCGCGGAGCCTCTGCCGCAGTACAGTCTATGGCTGGCTTGCCACCCGATCCCTGGCCGATGGCGATACCGGAGCGCTGGCGCCGGTGGCCATCAGGGAAGCGCCGGTCCGGGGATGGACGCGGACCTTCATGGATTGCTACTGCATCCCGCAGAAGCCGACCATTGCCGAGGTGCTGGACCGGCGCTGGCCGGAGGGCGTGGAAAAGCCGTCCTATGATCAGGCGCGGCGGTTCGTCAAAAAGCTCGGCACGGTCACCCGCAACAAGGGGCGGATGGGGCCGCGCGCGCTTCAGGCCTACAAAGCCTATGTGACCAGGGATGTTTCGGATCTGTGGCCGGGCGCCTGCTTCATCGGCGATGGGCACACCTTCAAGCGCGAGGTTTCCAATCCGAAGACCGGGCTTCCGTTCAGACCCGAAGTTACCGCCATCCTCGACGTGTTCACGAAGGTGTGGGCCGGCTGGTCGGTGGCGCTTTCCGAGAACACGATCGCTGTGGCGGATGCGCTCCGTCACGCCATCACCTCCACGACCTGCTGCGCCATTTTCTATTACGACAACGGCAAGGGCGCCAATAACAAGAAATGGGATGACGACATCACCGGGATGATGGGGCGGCTTGCCATCACCAAGCTGAATTCGGCGCCATGGACGAGCCAATCGCGCGGGATCATCGAGCGGTTCAACGGCTCTGTCCTGCACCGCCTTGCCCGGCAAGCCCCGACCTATGTCGGCCAGCACATGGACAAGGAGGCCCGCGACCGCGCCTATAAGATCACGCGCAAGCAGATCAAGGAGACAGGATCATCGGCGCTCCTGACCTCCTGGGCGGATTTCATGGCCGAGCTTGAGGCCGAGCAGCTTCGCTACAACGCCACGCCGCATTCGTCCCACCCGGAAATCATCGATCAAGCCACGGGCAAGCGCCGGCATATGAGCCCGCAAGAGGTTTGGGACAAGGCCGTAGCGGCGGGCTGGACCGCCGATCCGATTTCCGCAGAGGAAGCGACCGATCTGTTCCGACCGGCGGAAATCCGGACGGTGCTGCGGTGCCAGATCGAACTCTACAACAATCTCTATTTCCATCCGGCTCTCGAAGAACTGCACAAGGAAAAGGTCTCGGTCGCCTTCGATATCCACGATGCGGCCAAAGTCCAGATCCGGCTGCTCGACGGGCGCTTCGTGTGCGAGGCGGTCTTCGAGGGCAACAAGAAGGGCTACTTCCCGAAATCCTATGCCGAACAGGCGGAGGAGAGGCGCGTCGCGGGACAGGTAAAGCTGCTCGAAGGGCATATCGGGAGGGTCAAGCAGGCGCTCGGCCCGCTGCCGATCGAGCATCTGCCGGAGGTGCCCCTCACCTTCGATCAACAGCAGGCGGTCGAGGCCGAGTTTGCGCGGCTGGAAGCGCGCGAGGCCGTGGCATCCGCGCCAACGCCCGCAGCCGGTATCCGCCCGAATTTCCACGACGATGTTTCCTGGGCGCGATGGGTGCTGGAGCATCCGCAAGAGGCGCTCGACCAAGACCGGAACCACCTCAAGCGGAAGCTTCGAGACCGGATTTTCATGGAATTACTGGAGATGCAAGGGCTGGACGTTGGTGCGCTCTCAGCCCTTGCAGCTTAAGGCCGAATAGTTATTCGGCCACCCCCCAACAGAGAAGAGACCATAGCATTATGAGAGCCGCATTCGTCAAGACCGAGAATTACAACCGGTTCCTATCCGGTCTCCTCGCCCTCAACGACCGGGGTGCCTCCGAGGCTTGTTTCCTGGTGGTCGACGGCGAGCCGGGCCTGAGCAAGACCACCATCGTCTATCGCTGGGTCTGTCAAGAGGGCTGTATCTATCTGCGCGCCAAGAAGGAATGGACGCCGGGCTGGATGCTGCGCGAGCTGCTCGAACTTCTCAAGGTCACCCCGGAATACAGCTTCGAGCGCATGTACCGGCAAGCCCTGGCGGCGCTGGCCGAGCAGGCGAAGGCGGCTGCGCGCGACGGCACCACCTTCGCGGTGGTGATCGATGAGGCGGACCATATCAGCCGCAAGGAGAACATGCTGGAGACGCTGCGCGATCTCTCCGACATGCTGGAAATCCCCTTCGTGCTGGTGGGCATGGGGCGCATCCGCCACAACCTCACCCGCTTCAAGCAGATATCAAGCCGCGTCGGGCAGCCGGTCGAGTTCAAGCCCTGCTCGCTCAAGGATGTCGATGCGCTGGTCAAGGGGCTCTGCGAAGTGCCGGTGGCCGATGATCTCATCGCCTGCCTGCATCAGGTGTCGGAAGGCTACGCCCGCGAGGTCAAGGAAGGGATCGCGGCGATCGAGCGCTTCGGGCGGCGGGCGCCGCCGAACACGCCGATCGACTGCGCGATGATGGATGGCGAGCCGCTGCTGATCGACCGCCGCACCGGCAAGGCGATCCTGGTGCGGGCGCCAATTTCGGCGACGGGGCGTTAGGATGGCCGCCGAACCGTTAAGTTCTGGCGCGCCCGACGCGCCGGGGGGCCACCAGACCTCGCTCCTCAACGCCATCCCGCCGGGTGCATGCCTGACGATGGATGAGCTGGCGGGCGCGTTACCGGATTTGAACCGGCGGCAGTTGAGCAACGCCGCCACCGGGCTGGCCCTGCGCGGCTTGGTCGAGCGGGTGGAGCGCGGCTGTTTCCGCCTGACCGATGGCGGCGAGACGGCGCAGGGTGCCGGGCTCGTCATCAAGTCCGGCCCGCGCGGCCCAATGCCGCGCAAGCGGGCGACGCGCAACAGCCTGACCTCGCGCCTGTGGCGGGCGATGCGGCTCAAGCGGAAATTCACGATCCCGGATTTGTTGGAACTGGCGGCGCGCGACGAGAAATATCCGCGCAACATGGCGGAGCGGCTCGTCCGGGCCTTGGCGGATGCGGGTTACCTCCACGGCCTCGGCACGCGGCAGAAGGGCACCAGCCCGACCAGCAACGGCTTCCGGCGCTGGACGCTGATCCGGGACACCGGCCCCTTGCCGCCGATCCGGCGCGGCGACGGCACGCTCTACGATCCCAATACCGGCGAGACCATTGTTCTTGGCTGGACCCCATGAGCCGGGCCACGAATTTGGAGCGCGCGCTGGCCGGATGGGGTGCTGATTTGCCCGATTGGGTCGAGGCCCTGGCCCGCGCCTGCGATGCTTCGAGCCAGACCGAGATCGGTAAACTGCTCCGTTACTCGCGGACGGCGATCTGCCTGTTGGTAAACGGCGAATACCACTGCAATCAGACCGCCATCGAGACACGTATCCGCTTGGTGCTGATGCGCCCGCCCGCGATCCATTGCCCCGGCGAGGGGCGCGAGATTTCAAGCGAGGCCTGCGCGGCCCGCGCCGTATCGCCGATGCCGATGTCCAGCCCGCAGGAACTCCGCGCCTGGACCGCCTGCCGCACCTGCCCGCATAGCCGGATCGGAGGCGCCTCATGACCGCATGCCCCTTCGGCCCGGACAGCGTCTATCGCTGGCGGCATGGACATAGCGAGATCGCCGCAAAACCCGCCGGCTATTTCAGGCTTGAAGGGCGGTATCGCGCCCTGCTGATCGACACGGCGGAGCAGTACTGGACCGCCGATATCGATGCCGCCGGCAAGTTGATGCGCATCGTCGCCGGCCCGGTAACCGCCGAACAGGCGCTGTTCGTGGCCGAATTGGCGATCACCGGCAGCCCCGGCCACGGCTCCGTATCCGGTGCCATCTCGACACTGGCCATCGGCCTGATGGCCAAAGGGTTCGCCCAACCCGAACCCAATTCCAAGGAAAGGAACTGAACCGATGAACGCCACGCAACAAGTTGCCGTCGCGGCGCTGACCCATCCGGGCGCCCATGAGATCAATGGGGTTCCGCATTTGCGGGACGCCAAGGGAAGATTGGTTCCGGTCGACAATATCCGCCCGATGGATCTCTTGATCGACGAGCGGGTGCGCCTGATCGCCCTCTATGCCGAAGACCTCTCGGCGGAGCTGGCGCGGTTCCAGAGCCACGCCTATGCCGACATCGCCGCCCTCGATGCGCTGATCGCCCAGGAATTCGGGATCGAGAGCCTCCCCGGAGCCAAGAACGCGGGCAATAAGGGCAACAGGACGTTCCTCAGCTTCGATGGGCTGACGATGGTCAAGATCGCCGTCTCCGACCGCATCGTGCTCGGGCCGGAGCTTCAGGCGGCGAAGGAGGTTCTTGACGCCATCATAAGGCGGCGTGGCGAGGGCGCCGATGCCTTCCTCGTCACCTTGGTCAAGCGGGCCTTTGCCGTCGATACGGAAGGCCGCGTCGACGTGCAGGCGATCCTGGCCCTGCGCCGGATGGAGGTGGACGACGACGCCTGGCCGAATTTCTGCCGCGCCATCGATGCCTCCGTGCGGGTGATCGGCTCCAAGCGCTATCTGCGGATCTACCGGCGGGAGACCCCGGACGGGTCATGGCAGATGATCCCGCTCGACATCGCATCGGTCGAGCCCACCCCGGCCGCATTCGCGCGCCGCACCCTGCGCCGGCAAGTCGAGGATTTGACCGCCAAGATCCATCTGGCCCGGAACCTCCTGAAGCTCGGCCGCATCTATGGCGAGGACGGCGCCATGGCCAGCATGCTGGCGCAGATGGACGAGGCGCGGGAGCTGCTCGGCGATGCCGACACGGATTTCACCATGCCCGGCAAGGATCAAGCCACGATGCCGGCCTATGTCCGCGCATGGCTCGCCAGCGTGCCGTCCGAAGTGCTGACCCGGAGCCTGGGCACCTTCGTCGCGGATGCGATCGCCGGCGCGCTGGCGGAAGCGGCGTCCCTGGTTGGGGAGGGCGTCTGATGCGCCCCGGATTTGTCCTGACAACCCCGGAAGGGGCTACGGAAGTGGAATTCACGGCCCTCGGCCAGGCGCTCGCCACCATCATCGATCTGGCCGGCATGCCCGATGCGGGGCGGGCTTCCCTTGGGCTCCCGGATCAGCCCCGGCCCCACACCCGCCTCGACGACCACGTCGAGGACATCCTTGCAACGCACGAGTTCGACAGCGCCGAAGATTATCGAGACCAGCTCTACCGGGTTGGGGCCTTGGTCCTGAAAGAACTGGTGGCACTCGGTCTCGATCCGACGGCAACGGCGATGACAGGAGCATCGGCATGAGCGGCGCGATCGACATCGAGCCCGGCGAGGCGCTCTACACCATCGAGGCCACCGAATATCCCGCCGCCGCTCCGGAAGGCGCCGTCGAGGATCTGATGCGGGTGCTCGGCTTTGTAGCCGATGAGCGCCACGCCCAGGATATCCAGCATGGCGGCCCGAGCCATGACGACACCCACACGCCGGCCGTGTGGGAGGATCTGATCCGCGAGCATGCCTACCGTCTGACGGATGGGGATGGACCGAATCAAGACTACCGCGCCCGCTTGATCAAGATCGCAGCCCTTGCCGTGGCGGCGGTGCAGTCCTGGGATCGTCCCCCGGCGGCGATCCGCCCCACCAACGAGACGGGAGGGGTGTGATGGCGACCAATGAAACCGTTTCGAAGCCGAGCGAGCTCTATCTTGCGGCCTATGAAGTGATGTGCCCCCGGTTCGGCGAAGACGCCGCTTTGAATGGGCTTTTCATGACTTTCCTCGCGGCGGCGGCAAGGACCGGCAGGCTGCCGGAAGTGGCGGAACTTCTTCGGGGAACCCTGGAGAAGATGCCGGTGCTCGAACGTGAAGCCGCCGCCGTGAACGCCGCCTTCCCGATCGGGAGGGCGTGATGGCCGACCTCGACGTTCCCACCGCCGTCACGGCTCCCAGGCTCGCCAATTTGGAATTTTCCGAAGACCTCGGCCCCGTGCCGGAATTCCAATGGATCAATGCGACGCTGCTCGATGTCGATTTGCATTATCAGCGATCGGCCAGCGAGACCCGCTCGATGGCGGTGATCCGGAAGATTGCCGAGAGCTTCTCCTGGGCGAAATTCGCGCCGATCACCGTAACCGCCACGCCCAACGGAAGGTATCTCGTCGTCGATGGACAGCACCGCGCGAAGGCCGCTCTGCTGCACCCGAACGTCGTCCAGATACCGTGCTGGCTGATCTCGGCTCAGTCCAGCAAAGATCAGGCAAAGGCATTCATCGGGATCAACCGCGACCGCACAAGCCTGCATGTGTTGCAGATCTACAAGGCCGAACTCGCGGCTGGCGATCCCGACGCGACCCAGATCCGGAAGATCGCCACCGCTTGCGGCGTGACCATCGCCTTCTGCTCGCCGGTCGAGCTGCACCGGATGCCGCCTCGGACGACGCAATCCGTCTCGACGCTCAAGAAGCTGCTGCGGGCGCATGGCGAGAAACCGCTCCGGGTGGCGCTGACGGCGCTGGCCGAAGCCTATCCGGACACGGGCGGCGATCTGCGCGGGCAGCTGATCGAAGCCGCAACCCTGATCGTGCTGGCGCATGGGCCGCGTCTCGACGCGAAGCGTCTGGCCTCGGTCCTATCCGAGCAGACGGGCGAGGAGTGGATCGAGCACGGGCGGCTCCTCAGGAAGGCTTTCGCTGGAAAGGCGGTCCCCGCGCTCATCGAGACGATTATCCGGAAATACGACAACCGGCTGCCCCCGGACCGGCGTCTCGGAAAGGGTGTGTGACATGGCCCGCCGCACCCCATCGCGCCGCCGCCCGCACCGGTTCGAGATGGACTGGGATTTGGCTTTGACCATCGGCCAGGAGCTTGCCGATCGGGATGCCGGGTTTCTCGCCATCGGGTGGAAACGAGCCCGGCGCGTCCGCGTCACCCTGACCGCCGCCGCCCTGTTCAACGTCTGCTTCGTCTGGACGCGCGGGGGCCAGGGCGCTCGGGAGAAGCACTGCATCACGATCAAGGGCATCCGCCTGGATCAGGACGCAGCCGCGACGGGGGCGACGTGATGACCGGCAATCCGGTCGCCGTCAACGCAAGCCATGCTCCCACCTGCGGCTGCTGCGACGGGACCGGCCTCACCGAGGACATCCGAGGAACGGAACGGCCATGCAGCCGCTGCCGAGTGACCGAGTTTTCGGACTGGTATGCGCGGCAAGTCGAAGCGGGTCGGAGAGAAATCGTCGCCGCCGTGAACCGTGAAGATTGAGCCGGGAATATTTGAGGATGAATTGGACATGACGATCACGAATTTGAAGCCATGCCCGGTCTGCGGACGGGAGATCCATTTGAATTCCCTCACCTGCCTCGATTGCTGGGCGCTGGTGCCGGAAGCACATCGTAAGGCGCTCGCGGTGATCGCTCTCCCGCGCCCCCGCCCGAACAGCGGCTCGCAACGCGCCGCTGTTCGGCAACAACACCAGCGCGTCATCGACGCGGCGATCCGCGAGGCGAGCATGGCCAGGACGGCGATGGAGGACCGGCGGTAATGGTCGCCTACAGCTTCAAGGCTCGCTTCGCCGAGCCGATCCTCGACGAGACCAAGGGCGGCACGATCCGCGCCGATCGGCGGCGGCATGCGCGGCCGGGCGAGGCGCTACAGCTCTATACGGGGATGCGGACCCACCAATGCCGGTTGGTTGCACGGCAAACCTGCCTCGCGGTCGAGCCGATCCGGATCGATGTGGCGGCGAATTGGATCGAGGTCGGCGGGACGCAGATCAACGACATCCTCGATCCGCTCGCCCTCGATCTTTTCGCCCGGTTCGATGGCTTCCGGGATTGGGCGGATATGCAGGGTTTCTGGTGGGACACGTATAGCCAGGACATTTTCTCGGGCTGGCATATCCGCTGGGCGCCGTTCCCTGTCGGGTTGGAGATGGGGCGATGAGCCGGGGTGAGCTGACCTACGACTATCTGGTCGAGCTGATCGGGCGCGAGGCGGCGGAGCGTCTCTCCGAGGTCCGGGGCGGGCGCAGGATGTACTTGCCGCCGCCGCATCGCCTTGGACCGAATTGTCCGCTCGTGCGGGCGGTCGGAGCGGCGGCGGCGCGGGTGCTGGTCAAGTCGCTCCAGCCGGGGGAGATGATCTCGGTTCCGATCGGTCCCGGCAAGCGCTCGCGGATCAGGGCCTTGCGGACCGAAGGCCGCAGCATCGACGAGATCGCCGCTGATCTGCGCTGCACGCGCCGCCACGTCTTCTACGTCCTGGCCGAAGAGCCACCCCCGGCGACCGAGCCGCCGCCGCTGCTTGCCCTGATGGGGGCCGTGCGATGACGCGCAAATCAGAAGAGCCCAGCCCGGATCAACGTGGCATCGGCGAGCCGATCGTTTATCATTTTCACGTTGATCTTCATGGCTACGGGCTTCTTCTCCCATTCGCCGGTTTGGAGAGCCTGTGTCTGGTCCAGGCTCAAAGTGCCTTCGGGCACCTTCACCGTCAGTACCTCATTCGTGTGGATATTGCGGACCTTCAGACGAAAGCCGCCCGGCACCTGCCCGGAATCGACGCTGAGAATGATGAATTCGGCATCGAGGCGGGATTCGACGGCTTCGGCGCGAGGGCGCCGGATAATTCGCTGCGCGGTCTCGCCGTCGATGACCGGGATGTCATCGATTACAAGCTGATCCGCTGGAGCGAGACGCTTGAGCAGGGTCTCCTGAAGCAACTGCATTTGAAGCATTTGATCGTGAAGGACCGGGGAGAGATCGGCAGCCTTCCTAAGCAACTCATAGCGCCGCGTCTCTTCCCGGCTGAGTTCCAGCTTTTGGTCAATTTCCTTCTCGTCCAGCATGGCGTTCAGATGGGTCTTCCAGACATAACCGCCAGCGATCAGTGCTGCCATGCCGAGAATGACGATCATGAGTTCCCTGGCACTCATTTTGCGTACCGCTTGTTGAGCTATGGCGTTGAGGATTGGCGACATTTTGGAAATGAACGTGGTCGAGCGCCCAGCCTGGAAATGTACGACCAGCTCGGTATATTTACGTTCCTCTTTCGAAAGCCGCTGTTCCGTTCCGTAAGTCAGTCGAGCATAGGCCTTGTCGACGACTTTCTGAAGAGCCAGCAACGCAGGCATAATTCTGGTGGGAACGCCGCCATCAAAGCTCAGCCCCCTGATGGTGACCTCGAAATTCGGCCAACCTTGGAATTCGACGGACCAATCGGCTCCGACGCCATCTTCCACCACCCTTTGCAGGGCGGCGTAAAGGTCCGCCTCCCCAGCGATCTCAATCATTTCCATCGTCGCGTGTCCTCCCTAAAAGTTGATTGTCGGTGGAACTACGCGAGTCTTGAGGATGTCTCAACAATTTTGCGGAGAGCGGCGCCATGACAACCGCCCCCGCGCGCCTCCCCACCCTCGCCGATCTCGACCGTGACGAGCTGCTGCGGTTTGCGGAGTGCCACGCCTTTGCCTTCCGCGCCCGAGATTTGATCTGGGTGCAATGGGAGGTGGCGTGCCGCCGCCGTCACGCGGCGTATGAGGACGTGCTGGCCCTTGCCGATGAGCTGATCCGGTTGGCGCGGGCCGTGGATCTTGCCCAAGATGCGGTGCGCGCCAACCCGACGACAGCTAAACAGTTTTTTGCGGCCCATGCTGCCTATGAGGAGGTGACGGCACGGGAGGGCAAACTGCGCGCCAAAGCCGATCGCCTGGATCGACGCGCCAATCGGCTCTATGCGTTGTATCAGAGCCTGCCGCGATGAGCGCCGCTCTCGATCTCCGCACCCGGCAGCTCGCCGCCATCCATGCCGGGAGGAAACAGATCGGCATGGAGGAGGATGATTACCGGGCGATCGTCTCCCGGATCAGCCGGGGCCGGACGGAGAGTTCCGGGGAGATGACCGACACCGAAAGGGCAAGGCTGCTCGACCATCTGAAAACCCTCGGCGCCGGCAAGAAGCCATCCGGCAAATCCACCATGCCCGCCCGCGCGCGGCCACCTGAAAAGCTGGCGCCGCAGGTGGGCAAGCTCCGGGCGCTGTGGATTTCGCTCTGGCAATTGGGCGTGGTGGATCATCGGGAAGACACGGCGCTGGCCGCGTTCGTGCGGCGCCAGACCGGGCTCGATGCGTGGTCCTGGAATTCGGCCGAACACCTCCGCGCCGCGATCGAGGCGCTGAAGGAATGGGGCAAGCGGTTCGAGATGAAAGCGCCGGACCGGAAATTCCGGGATGCCGTCGCCGCGGCACGTCTGGCGGCGGGGCTTGATGATGGCGGGTCCGCCTTTGAGGAAAAGGTATTGTTGATCCGGGCGCAGTGGAGCCGCCTCGGCGTGCTGGGCGCTGTGGCCCAGGCGGATACGCTGGGCGCTTGGCTCCAGGCAAGCCACGGGGTGACGGCGGGGCATTTCTTGAGCGGCGAGCAGGCCGATGCGGCGATCGCCGATCTCGGCACCCAAATCCGCCGAACGAGGAAAAGCTCGGATCAAGGCGGGTGAGATGACCCGCGCGAGCCGCCGCCGCTTGCCTTGACGACGCGTCAATCATAGGGTGAAGGGGTGCCCCGGAACCGCAGTGGTGAATAGGTTCACCCGCGCAAGCGGTGATAATCGCCGCGATACTGGCGGCCATGAGCGACAAAACCACCTTCCTTCAATACCGCATCCACGTCGTCCAACCGGCGCTGGCCGTTCTCAATTTGCCGGGCGGCGAGGCGGCGGAGTTGATCGTGGTCGGCACGGCGGCGCAGGAGACGCGGCTTGAGCGCTTCGCCCAAACCCCCTCCGGCCCGGCGCGGTGCTTCCTCCAGATCGAACAGCCGACATTCGACGATCTCTTCGATAATTTCCTGGATCACCGGCCCGATCTCCGCGACCTCGCCTTGGGCATGGCGGTGCCGCATTACGATCTCTTCGACCAGCTGACCTGGAATTTGCGGTTCGCCGCCGCCATCGCCCGGCTGATCTATTACCGCGCCCCCGGTCCGCTTCCCGCCGCGTCCGACATCGAGGGGCTGGCGGCTTACTACAAAAAATTCTGGAACACCTCGGGTGGCGCGGCCACGCCCGAGGAATTCGTGCGCAATTTCCATGCGCTCGTCGCCTCCTGAGGCCGCATTCAACGGGGTTTTACATGAGCTTCAATCTCAAGGATTTGCTTGCCCTGGTCGGCGATATCGTCAGCCACGCGAACGACACCGGCGCTCTCGCCGACATTACCCATGGCAAGGGCGGTCTCCATAAGGACGTCGCCATTGCGGGGGTCGTCTTGAGTACCATCGCCACCGTCGCCCCGCTCTTCGGCGGCCCCGGCGCCGCCATCGGCACGGCTGCCGGTGTCGGCGAGCAGCTGCTCGAAGGCGCCAGCGGAGCCCAGCCTCAGCCGGCGAATACCGACGAGGCCGTCAAGGCCGCCGCCTGACGGCCCACGCCACTTATACCCAGTTCAGCCCAGGCGGAAGCGTGTTCGCCTGGGGTTTTTCCCAGGAGAAAAGCCTTGCGTATTCCGAATAACGAGACCGCCACCATCCCGTTTCTCTTCTTGCTTGCCGGCGTGGTCGAGAGCGTCCTGGCGACGCTGGCCGTCACCGTCGGCGCTCCGGATCTGTTCAAGGTGGACGTGGACAACGCGGCGTCGACCATCAAGGTCACCCCCTTCGATGGCGCCGTCGGGACGGCCAACATCACGGTTACCGCCACCTTCGTCGATGGCGGCGTCCTGTCGTGGGCCGAGGCCATCGAAATCTACAATCCGGACCCGGACCACATCCGTGTCGGCCCCGTCGCCATGGCGGTGAAGACCGAGCCCAACCCGGTGCCGGCTCCGGCTTCCGCCACGGGAACCGCTTCGGCCTCGGCTTCGGCGGCTCCGGAAGCTTCCGCTTCGGCGGCAGCTGCGGCCCAGGCCTCCACCACCGGCGCGGCGACCTGACGCAAGACATACCAAGGTGGCCCCTTTTGGGCCGCCACACCGGGACGGCGCGAACTTGACGGGATGCGCCGTCCACACGTCCCCCGCCTGGGTCTACGCCTGGGCGGGGAACGTCCATCGGACCTTCAAGGGGAATGGCGATGTCGCCAACGGATTGGATCGAGGCCGGGACTTTCGCCTTGCGCCTGCTGGAAGGCGTCTCCGCCTTGGGCGTCGGCGTCGTCAGCTGGATGCACTGGTCGCTACGCCGCGAGATGGTCACCAAGGGGGATCTGGCCCGTTACCGCGCGGCACATGATGATGCGCATGCGGCGCTGAATGAGCGCCTTGCCGAGGGCGAGAAGCAATTCACCGCGATCAAGGCCGATATCGAGCATCTTCCGGACCACCATGATCTGAAAAAAATCGAGGACCGGATCGGAGCCGTCGACAGGTCGGTAGTCGCCGTGGAAGGGTCGGTAAAGGAGCTGAGTGCGACCATGCGCGGGTTGGATGCACTCCTTAGGCGGATCGAGACGCCCCTCAACCAATTGGTCGAGCATCACATGACGGTGCCGAAATGAGCTTCCGTGATCGTGTGATCGAAGGGCGTAGGCTGTTCCTGTTGCGGCGCATCGTCGAAATGAACGGCGAGGCCAACGAGGGTATGCTCCATATTTTCGCCAAGGATGCGGGGGTCGGCGATCCGTCGCGCGACGATCTGCGGTGCGATCTCGACCATCTGCGGCAGATGGGCTGCGTCACCGAGCGCTGGGACAGCGACATGCGGATCGCCATCCTCACCGAGCGCGGGGAAGATGTCGCCCATGGGCGCGCCGCAGCCGAGGGGGTACAGCGTTCCCGCTGGGACCGCCGGCAGCAATCCTGACTCATGGCGCGCCCGTCCAAAATCGACCGCCTGCCGCAAGAGGTCCGCGAAAAGATCGGCGAGTTGCGCACGGCAGGGCACACGATCGATGAGATCATGGCGCATCTCAAGAAGCTCGATCTTCCGGATGGCAGCCTGCCGGCGCGATCGGGTCTCGGCAGCCACATTCTGGAACTCGACAAGATGCTTCAGGAGGCGCTTGAAGCCCGCGCCTTTGCCGAGGCGATGAAAAAGCGGGTGGGCGAAGAGCCTGAAAGCCGCCTCGGCGCTCTGAACGCCGAGTTCCTGCAGATCGCCATCTTCAAGCTGAACCGGGCCGTGGCGACGGGACAAGCCGAGAATTTCGATGCGAAGGAAATTCTGGCGATGGCGCGCGCGCATGAGAGCTTGGAGCGCGCCATCAAGACAAATGCCGAGACAACCCTGAAGCTGCGCCGGGAAGCCAAGGCGGAATCAGCTGAGGCCGCCACTGCGGTGGCGAAGAGGGCCGGTCTTTCGAAAGCTATGATCGACGATATCGTCGGCTCCATCATCGGCAAGGCCGCCGCATGACCCCATCAATACCCGGAGCCGGAGCCTTCCTGGCGTATCAGGAGGATTTGAGGTCCACGGTCGCAGCCAATGCGGTGACCGTGGTCGAGAAGTCCCGGCGCACCGGCTATTCCTGGGCAGCCGCCTTCATCGCCATGCTGACGGCGGCGGCGGATCGGGCGGCGGGTGGCCAGGACGTGTTCTATATGGGCTACAATTTGGAGATGGCCCGCGAGTTCATCGACTATGTCGGTGAGTTCGGCAAGAACCTGGCGCCGATCGCCTCGGAGTTCCTGTTCCCCGATCCGGACCACCCCGACCGGGATATCATGGCCTTCCGCGTGACCTTCGCCAGCGGTTTCAAGGTCGTGGCACTGCCTTCCGTTCCGCGCGCCCTGCGCGGCATGCAGGGGCTGGTCATCATCGACGAGGCGGCATTCCACGACGAACTCAATGAACTGCTGAAGGCCGCCTTCGCCCTGTTGATCTGGGGCGGCAAGGTGTTGGTGATCTCCACCCATAACGGCGACACCAACCCCTTCGCCGAGCTGGTCAACGACATCCGGGCCGGGCGCAAGCCCTATGCGCTTTTGCGCTGCACCTTCGACGATGCGCTTAGCGACGGGCTCTACCGGCGCATCTGCTATGTCAAGGATATGCTTTGGTCGGCGGCAGCCGAGGCCCAATGGCGCCAGGAGATCATCAATCTCTATGGCAGCGGCGCCGACGAGGAATTGTTCGTCATCCCCAGCGCCAGCGGCGGCAGCTTCCTGTCGCTGGCGATCCTCGAACAATGCATGGATAAAGCCATCCCGGTGCTGCGCTGGGAGGCGCCCGCCGGCTTCGCCGAACTGCCCGACCACATCCGCGAGGCGGAGGGGCTGGATTGGTGCGAGGGCCAGCTGGCGCCGGTGCTCGCCGGACTGGACCCACGGGCCCGGAGCGTGTTCGGCGAGGATTTCGGGCGCAGCGGCGATTTGACGGTGCTGTGGCCGCTGCTGATCGGCAAGGATTTGGTGCGGCGGACGCCGTTCCTGATCGAGTTGCGCAACATGCCGTTCCGGCAACAGGAACAGGTGCTGATCTATATGGCCGACCGCCTGCCCAACCTCCAGGCCGGGGCGCTCGATGCGCGCGGCAACGGGCAGTATTTGGCCGAGCGGGCCATGCAGAAATATGGCGCTCGGCGCATCGCCCAGGTGATGATCTCGGTCGAGTGGTATCGGGAAAACATGCCGCCCTATAAGGCGGCGTTTGAAGACCGCACCATCACGGCCCCCCGCGATGCCGATGTGCTGGCCGATCACCGCGCCCTGGTGATGGATAAGGGCGTGGCCCGAATCCCCGATCGGTCCAATGACCGGGACGGTAAGCAACGCCATGGCGACAGCGCCATCGCCGGCGCCATGGCCTACGCCGCCAGCCGCATGCCGGTGGTCGAGTATGGCTATGAGAGCGGTACCGGGGAGAGGAGCCGCGATCCGTCCCGGCCACCCGAGGATGATGATGACGACAAAGGCGGCGGTTTGCGATTTGGAGCAGGAGCCTGGTAATGGGATTGTTCGATAAGGTCGCAAGCCTGCTGGCGGGCGGAAAACCCGATCCGGCGCTCTTGCGCGAGGAGCTGATGGCGCCGACGGTGACGGGCTTGAGGCCGATCATTTCCGGGCATCCCGAGGAGGGCCTGGGACCGGAACGGCTGGCCGGGCTGCTGCGCGAGGCCGAGATGGGCAACCTCATTCCGGCCATGTGGCTCGCCGAGGCGATGGAGGAGAAGAACCTCCATTACCGCTCCGTGCTCGCCACCCGCAAATTGCAGGTCTCGGCGCTGCCGATCCAGGTGACGGCGGCCAGCGACGATGCCCTCGACCAGAAGGCCGCCGATCTGGTGCGCGACTTCTGCGAAGGCCCCATCCTGCGCGGCGCCCTGTTCGACATCCTCGACGCCGTGGGCAAGGGGTTCTCGGTGTCGGAGCTGATCTGGGGCCTGCAAGCCGGCGAGTGGCGGCCCGAGCGGATCGAGTGGCGGTTTCCGCAATGGTTCGTGTTCGACCGGGTGGACGGCAAGACCATCCTGATGCGTGGCGGACCCGGCGATGGCGCGTCCGCCTTCCAGGTGCCGGCGGGCGAACTGGACCGGGGAAATTTCGGGACGCCATTGCCGCCGGCCAAGTTCATCACCCATACCCATCGCAGCAAATCCGGCCTGCCGATCCGAGGCGGCCTGATGCGTCCCGCCGCCTGGGCCTATATGTTCCAGAACTTCTCGGTGAAGGCTTGGGCCGTCTTCCTGGAAGTCTACGGCCACCCCTTGCGGGTCGGCCGATACGAGCCCGGCGCCAGCGCGGAGGACAAGGCCACATTGCTGCGCGCCGTGCGCAATATCGCCGCCGATGCCGCCGCGATCATCCCGCAGGGCATGGACATCGAATTCGTCGAAGCGGCCAACGGCGCCGGCGGATCGCCCCATCAGGGCCAGCTGGACTGGTGGAACGGCCAGATTTCCAAGCTGGTCCTGGGCCAGACCGGCACCACCGACACCGGCCAATATGTCGGCACCGCCGACGCGCATGAGCAGGTGCGGACCGACATCCGCGACGACGACGCGGCCCAGCTGGGCGCCGCACTCTCCCGCGATCTGGTCAAACCGCTGGTCGATCTCAATATCGGTCCGCGCCCGCGTTACCCCACCCTCCGGATCGGCGAGGCTGAAACCGAGGATCTGACCGGGCTGATGGACAACATCAAGACCTTCGTCGGCCTCGGCGGCCAGGTCGCCGAATCGTGGCTGGGCGGCAAGCTCGGCATTCCGGCGCCGGAGCCGGGCGAGCCGGTGCTGAAGGCGCCGGCACCGGTGCCGGCATTCGGCGCGCCGCCGGATGGCGAAGGAGACGAATTTGATCCGGAAGGGACCGACGCCCCCGATCTAAAGCCGCCGCCTGGACCGAAGGGCGGCAAGATCACCGTCGGATCGCAATTGCCGCAAACGGCGGCGCCGGTTGCCGATGCGCTCGACAGTCTGCAAGACGATCAGCTGGCCGATTGGCACGAGCTGGTGAAGCCGCTGGTCGATCCGATCCAGGCGCTGATGGCGGAATGCAAGACGCTGGAGGAATTCCTGGCGCGGATCCCTGAGCTGCTGGACAAGCAAGACCCCACCAAGCTGGCGCAGTCGCTGGCCCGGTCGGCCTTCGCCGCCCGGCTGGCCGGGTTGACCGGCGCCCCCATTGTCCCAGATCCAGATGGCGGCAATGCCGGTTGAACTGAAGGCGCTGGCGCCGGAAGAGGCCATCGCCTATTTCAAGGCCAAGGGCCACGGGCTGTCCCCAAGCTTCGACTGGCGGGACATGTGGCAGAAGGACCATGCCGCCCAGTTCACCGTCGCTAAATCGGCCGGCTTCGACATCCTGACCGACATCCATGCCGCCGTGCTGAGTGCCCTGCAAAACGGCACCACCTTCGCCGAGTTTCAACGCGGCCTGGTCCCCACCTTGCAGGATAAGGGCTGGTGGGGCCGGGCGCCGGCATTCGATCCCAAGACCGGCGAATCTCCGGTCTCGCAATTGGGCAGCCCGCGCCGTCTCAAGACCATCTTCGATACCAATTTGCGGATGGCCTATGCGGCGGGCAAATGGGCGCAGGCCGAGCGGACCAAGGCGACACACCCCTTCGCCGAATATTCCGCCATCCTGGACGACCACACCCGGCCCGAACACAAGAAGTGGAACGGCACCGTCGTCCATATGGACGATCTCTGGCTCGCCACCCATACACCGCCCTGCGGCTGGAAATGCCGCTGCACGCTCCGCCAGCTGAGCCACGCCGATGTCGCCAAGGAAGGCCGCACGGTGTCCAAACCGCCGCCGCCCGAGACCGTCACCTACACCAACGCCCGCACCGGCGAAGTGACCGAAGTTCCGAAGGGGATCGATCCCGGCTTCGGCTACAATCCCGGCAAGGCCGCCGTCGATCTCCACGCCGCCCGCGTCGCCGCGTCGAAATGGGTGGCCGCTCCTCCGCCCCTGGCGGCGGCGGCCCAGGCCGAGAGCATCAAGTTCATGCTGGGAGCGCTTACCCAGGATTTCGGGGAATGGGTCAACCGGATCGAGACCACGGGCCATACCATCGGCGACCGCCGCGTGATCGGGGCACTGCCGCAGGAGGTGCTGGATTTTCTCACCGGCAAGGGCGCGTCGCCCGTCAGTGGCGCGATCACGGTCGAGGACCGGGTGCTTGGACATTTCCGCAGCGCCCGCCATGTGCTGGGCTCGATCAAGCCGGACGGCACACAACGGCGCCCCGCCACGGCGCCGCCGCTGACCGATCTGATGCGGCTGCCGGAGATGCTCGCCGATCCTGAGCGGGTGCTTTGGGATAAACAAAAGCAGAACCTGCTCTATGTCTTCGGCCCGTCCGGCGGCGACCCGCGCGCCGGCAAGATCGTGCTTGAGGTCAACTGGGCCGAGAGAAAAACCGGCGGTCTCTTCACGAATGCCATCGTCCACGACAGCCTGGTCAACCCGGCCAGTCTGGATAACACCGGAACTTATGAAGAGGTGCCGCTCAGGCGCACAGGCGCCAAATCATCCCATGGCGGCGGTGCCGCCCAATCATCCCATGGCGGCGGTGCCGCCCAATCATCCAATAGCGGCGGTGCCGCCGGGAAGTAGGAGGGTTCGCCGGTTCGGAGGGGCGCCACTTCCTCCCCCATTTCGGCAGCTCCGGTTTCCCAGAGCCGCCGCGTTGACATAGCGACTTTCAACTTCGAACCGGCCCGCAGATTATCCGCCTCCATGCCGGAAAAATCAATCGCGCCCCGGAAGGCCGCTGAGCGCGGGTGGGGCCTTCGGGCGGCAAAGCGTGCCACCCCGCGCCAGACGCGCTCCAGCCCCGTTTAACTACCGTTTAACGGGCGTGTTATCGGGCGGGACGATGGGTGACGCGGTTGCGGTTTGCCATTCACCCGATTACCCTGCCATCTGGCCCATGCGGATGGGGGTGAATAGGTTCACCCCTGATCCGCCGCCTGCGCACCGGTAGTGTTCCCTCGGTCAACCCGACGAGGATAAGCCTGTGCCGCCATTGTCCCCCATCACCATCCTGTCCGTCGCCTCGGCCCTGCCATTGGCCGAAGGCGGCGCCGTGCCGGAATGGCTGATGCTGATGCCAGCGGGCACCTCGCGCGGCGTCGATGGGCGCGGCCCCTATGTGCTGTCCGATCCGGCGCGGGTGGCGGCGCAGTCGATGGAAGGCGGCAGGCCGCTGGCGTTCGACTACAACCACCAGACCGTGTTCGCGGCGGTCAATGGCTCTCCCAGCCCGGCGGCGGGCTGGATCGACAAGCTTGAAGCCCGCGACGGCGCCCTCTGGGGCCGTGTCGATTGGACCCAGGCTGGCCGCGCCGCCGTCGCATCCCGCGAATACCGCTTCATTTCCCCGGCATTCCACCACGACCCGAAAACCGGCGAAGTGCGGACACTGGCCAGCGTCGGCCTGGTCAATATGCCGAACTTCGCCGAATTGCCGGCCATCAATTCTCAACTCTTCAATCCCGGAGATCCCATGGACAAGGAAGCGCTTGCCAAGCTGGCGGCGGCCCTAGGCCTGCCCGCCGATACGGCGCTGGACAAGATCGAGGCCCAGTGCCGCGATCTGACCGCCGCCGCGCAGAAGACGCCGGTCACCACCGGGCGCGCAGGCGCCCAATCATCTGATGGTGGCGTAGCCACCGGCGCCCCCGATCCCAGCCTCTACGTGCCGATGGCGGCCTTCGCCGATTTGCAGACCCAGGTGGCCACTCTGGTCCAGACCAATGCCGCGACCCGTGCCCAGGCGGCGGTGGATGATGCGATGAGGGCCGGCAAAGTAACACCGGCCTTGAAGGACTGGGCTTTCACCTATGCCTCGCAAGACCCGAAAGGGTTCCAGACCTGGCTCGGCGCATCGCCGGTCATCGTGGCGCCCGGCGCATTGCTGCCCGGCACTCCGCCGCCCGGCGCCGACGCCCATGCGGCGCGGCAGGATGATAAGACCGTGCTGGCGGTCTGCGCCAATCTCGGCATCACCATGGAGCAATACCGCGCAACTCAGGGCGTCACCACCGCCCAGGACGCGGGAGCCAAGGCATGACCGCGCTCGTCGCCGATTTCGACTGCCCGACGCAAGAGGGTAAGTTCCGATCCGAGCCCGTAGCCGCCGGTGTCCTGATCTATGCCGGTGCCCTGGCGGTGCTGGACGAGGCCGACGGCTATGTCCATCCGGGCAGCACCAAGACCGGCTTGATCGCGCTCGGCCGCGCCGAGCATCAGGCCAATAACAGCGCCGGTGCCGCCGGTGCCATTACCCTGCGCATCCGGCGCGGCGTGTTCCTGTGGAACAACAGCCCAGCCGGCGCCGACCTTATCGCCACGGTCAATATCGGGCAGCAGGCCTTCATCGTTGACGACAACACGGTAGCCCTCACTTCGGCCACCGGCACCCGGTCGGCCGCTGGCCGGATCTACGACATCGACAGCCAGACGGGAAACGTCTGGGTCGAAGTGATCTAAGGAGCAGTCCATGGAACTCAACACCGCCAATCTCGGCATTCTGTTCACCGGCGTTCAAAGCGTCTTTCAGAATGCCTTCAACGACTATGCTCCGCAGATCCTCTATTCGCGGATCGCCACCGATACCAATTCCTCGACGAAGCAGGAATTCTACCCCTGGCTTGGCACCTCCACCGGCTTCCGGGAGTGGCTGGGCGACCGGGTGGCGCAGAATTTGGCGGTGCATAATTACACCATCGCCAACCGGACCTTCGAAAACACCGTGTCCCTGGACCGCGACGCGGTCGAGGACGACAGCTACGGCGTCTATAACCCGTTGTTCGCGCAGCTTGGCAAGGACGCGGCGGAATATCCCGATGTGCTGTCCTTCGGGCTGCTGGGCAATGGCGGCACGGCGCTCTGCTATGACGGCCAGCCCTTCTTCTCGGCCAACCACCCCGGTTTCGACGCCAACAAGAAGAAGACCACCTACAGCAACGATATGGGCGGCGCCGGGCCGGTCTGGTATCTGGCCTGCACCAAGCAGGTGCTGAAGCCGCTGATCTATCAGAAGCGGCGCCCCTTCCAATTCACCAGCCTGGTCAATCTCACCGATCCGAACGTCTTCCAGCGCAAGGAATATCTGTTCGGTGTCGATGGCCGCAGCAATGTCGGCTTCGGCCTGTGGCAGACCATCGTGCGGTCGAAGCAGCCGCTGACCCCCGACAACTACGCGGCGGCCCGCGCCCAGATGCTGGGGTTCTTCCGCGACAACGGCCAGCCCTGGAACCTCGTCCCCGACACCTTGCTGGTCGGACCCAGCAACGAGGGGGCCGCCAACACCATCCTCAAGGCGGATTTCATCGGCACCGCCGGCAGCGGTTCGACCAGCAACGTCTGGAAGGGCACCGCCGATCCGATCATGTCGCCGCGCGTCGCCTAAACCGGAGCCAAGCCACCATGCCCGACAGCTATGCCTATTGCACCGCCGCCGATCTGACCGCCCGCTACAGCGCCGCCGCGCTGTTGCAAGTCTCCGACCGCGACGGCGACGGCGTGGCCGATCCGGGCGTGGTGGATGCCGCCTGCGCCGATGCCACCGAACTCATGGATGGTTATCTGGGCGAGCGCTACACCCTGCCGCTGACGCCGGTCACCGGCATCGTCATGGGCTGGGCCTGCGCCATCGCCTGGTTCCGGCTGTTCCTATCGCCGCCCGATAACGTCCGCGCGGCTTACCAGGATGCCCTCGACCATCTGGAGCGGGCGCGCACCGGCAAAATGATCCTCCAGGCCAATGGCGTGCCCGATGCCGCCACGCCGGTCAACGGCGCGGTGGTGGCCGTGGCCGGCGCGCCGCGTGAATTCGATCACCGTTCGTTGCGGGGGTATTGATGGACCCGGCCCTCCTTACCGTCGATATCGAGGATCAGGCGACCAAGGCCTTTGCCGAGATCGCCCTGCGTCTGGGCAAGTCAAGGGGCCTGATGGACGCCATCGGCCAGCAGCTGGTGAGCAGCACGCTGCGCCGTTTCCAGACTCAGACCGGGCCGGACGGCAAGCCCTGGTCGCCCTTGTCCAATGCGACGCTGAAGAAACGCGGCGCCAATGCCAAGGCGCTGCAAGCCTCGGGGCGGCTGCGCCAGTCGATCACCTTCCGCTCGACCGCGAAGACGGTCGAGGTGGGCAGCAACGTGATCTATGCCGGGCTGATGCAGCATGGCGGGACGATCGATCATTACGCCATGGGCAGGGTGCTGCGCCTGCGCCAGGTCGATCTCAAGAAGAAGGACGGGACCACGGTCAAGAAGGAGGACGGGACCACGGTCAAGGTCTGGCGCTTCGCCAAGGACAAGCACAAACGCGTCGAGGAACATCGCGTCGAAATCGGCGCCCACAGCGTCACCGTGCCGGGCCGGCCCTATATCGGCCTATCCGCCGGCGACCGGAAGGCCATCGCCCGCATCGCCCATGATTACCTGATGGGGGCCTCATGAGCGGCATCATCCGGTCGATCGAAGACGCCATCATCGCCCGCTTGTCCCTGGCCAACACGGTCCCCAATATCGGCGCGCTGATCAAGACCATCGACCGCTATTCGGGCGAGTTCGCCGACGAGAATTTGGACCGCCTGGTGGCAATGGCGCCCTTCGCGCTGGTGAGCCATACGCGGTCGGCGGCGCTCCTGACTTCCGGGGCCGGCACCAATTGGGAGGGTGAGTTCACGATCGTCTTAGGATCGGCCTCGATGCGCACGCAGACGCTGACCTCGCGGATCGGCGGGCCGACGGCGCAGGAACTGGGCTCGCGCCAGATCGCCGAGCTGGTCCGCGATCTTCTGACCGGCCAGACCCTGGGACTGCCGATCCGGAGCCTGACGCCGGTCGCCATCGACGAGGTCTATTCCGGTCCCGCCGGCGGCGAAGGGGGCCAGCATCGCCTCTCGGTCACCGGCATCCAGTTCACCTGTCAGTACCTGACCCATCGCTCCACCGTCGCCGATGGCGGCGATCCGGCGGCGCTGGTGGCGATCCATGCCGACTGGCTGCTCGACGGCCACGGCGCCACCAGCGCAACCCAATTGCCGCTCTCCCCGCCGGGAGATTTGGAAGCCATCACCACATTCGGAGGCCCTTAAAGTGGATTTACAGCCCGTTAAAACCGCGCCCGGACGCCGTCTGCGTCATCCGGACAATCACAAGGTGCTGGCCTGCGCCGACGACGCGGAGGCCGCACCGCATCTCGTAGACCTTCACGATCCGCATTGGTTCCGGGCGCTGGCCTGCGGCGACATCGTCGTGGTCGTGGCCGAGACGCCGGCGGACACGGCGACGGCTGAACCGGCCATTGCCGCCTCCGCCACTGCGATCCCGATCCCTTCGGCCAAGCCGCCGGCGGACGCCGCCGGGACGCCTTCCCCCGCGACGATTAAGGAGTAATCATGGCCCCTCCGCCCACGACCATCGGTTTCACCCAGATCCCCGGCGGCCTCCAGGTTCCCGGCGCCTTCCTGGAATTCTCCGGCGCCAACGCCAATAACGGCGCCGCTGCTCTTTCCTATATCTATCTGATCATGGGGCAGATGCTGCCGACCGGCACCGCCCCGCCGCTGGTGCCGGTGATGATCTCCAACGGGCGGACCCAGGCGAACCAGTTGTTCGGCCAGGGCAGCATGTTGGCGAACATGGTGGCGGCGGCGGTCAATGCCAACGCCCTGACCCAGATCTGGGCGATGCCTGTTCTGGACAACGCGGCGGGCGTGGCGGCCACGGGCAATATTCTGTTCTCCGGCACGGCCACCCAGGCCGGCATGCTCACCGCCTATATCGGCTATAGCGGCCTCTACGCCCCGGCACAGATCGCCGTGACGGTGGGGATGACGGCCATTCAGGCCGCCGCCGCCCTGGTCGCCGCCATCAACGCGGTGCTCGATCTGCCGGTCACCGCCGCCGTGGACGGGACCACCGCCGCCAAGGTGGATATCACCGCCCGCCACAAGGGCGTGGACGCCGGCAACATCGACCTACGCGTGCAATATTATTCCAGCGACATCATCCCGGCGGGGCTCACGGCGGTCATCACCGCCATGACGGGCGGTGCCGGCAATCCGCTGCAAACCGCCATCATCGCCGCTTTGGGCGACACCCAGTATCACGTCATCGCCTGCCCGTGGAACGACACCGCCTCCTATACGGCCTGGTACACGGAAATGAGCCGGCGCTGGAATGCCCTGGTGGCCAAGGAGGCGACGATCGTGACGGCGGTCCATGGGACGCCCGGCACCATCAACGCCGCCCTGGCGCTGATGAACAGCCAGTTCCACGACTGCTATGGCAGCCAGAACGCCCCGACGCCAAGCTACATCGAATGCGCGGTGATCGGCGCGGTCTATGCCTTCAACCTCGCCAACCGGCCCAACGCGCCGCAACGGGGCACCTTGCTGCCCGGCGTGATGGCGCCGGCCATCGCCGATCAGTTCACTTTCGGGATCCGCAACACCCAGTATCTCGACGGCGGCTCCTGCTGGATTTCAAGGCCGGACGGTACGGTCATGATCGAGAAGGCGGTAACCACCTACAAGACCAATGCCTCGGGGTCCGCCGACACCAGCTATCAAGGCCGCTGGACCATGGCGACGCTGATGTACCTCCGAGCCTCATGGGTCAATTGGATGTCGGCCAAATTCCCGAATGTGACACTGGCCAATAACGGCACGCCGGTCATCACCGGCGAAGTAACGCCGGCCATCCTCGGTAACGAGACCATCGCCTGGTATCAGTCCATGGCCAATTTGGGCCTCGTTCAGAATGTCCCAGGCTTCAAGGGCGATCTGGTGTCGATCCGCGACATCCAGAACCATGCGCGCAACGATCAGTTGCTGGCGCCTTATCTGGTGGGGCCGCTCGACATCATCGCCGGCCAGATGGCCTTCCAACAATAACGGGCGAGCAGTAACGGGAGACGATAAGTGCAACAATTAACAGGCAAGGCCGACATCTACATCAACGGCACCTGGGCCGCCACCAGCCAGGAAGGCTCCTCGCTGGACAACCTCGCCGCGGTGGAAAACACCGTGGTCATGAACAGCCGGGGCCAATCGGGCGGCTATACCAGCAAGGCGGTTGCCGGCGTCATCAAGGCCAATTTCCTGCACGGGGGCGGGTTCAACATCAACGCCCTCATGGGCAGCGGGATGTCCCTGGTCTTCGCCTGCGATTCCGGCGCCACCTATCAGATCGCCGATGCCGTCTTCGTGAAGGCCGAAGCGCTGGATGCCAACAAGGGCACCATCGCCATCAGCTATAGCGGCGACGTGGCGACGCTGTCATGAGCCGCCTGACCGATCTCCATGCCGGCCGGCTTGATCAGGCCGATGACGGGATGGTGACCTTCGCCCTGCGGTCACCCTTGACTACCAAGGACGGCGAGATCGCCTTCCTGACCCTGCGGCGCCCGAGCTTCGACGACGTACTGGTCCAGAGCCGCCAGCCCGGTGACGACATGGACAAGGTCGGCTGGCTGATCGCGCGGCTATCGGGGGTGGCCGCCGGCGATTTCGATGCCATCGATGCCGAGGACGCCCTGGTGTTGTCCGAAGTGGTCGGCGGCTTCTTCGACCGGCTGCCGGGTGGCGGCGGGCGTTACGAAGGCGATCTGCCGGAGCGCCATGCCGACCGGATCGTCAGGACCGGCGACGGCGCCACCCTGACCTTGCGCCAGCCCTTGACCACCAAGGACGGCGAGACGGCCTCGATCACGCTGCGCCGTCCGACTTTCCGGGAAATGAAGACCCACCGGGCGGCGGGGACCACCAATCTCGCGGCCTCGGCCAAGCTGATCGCCACCCTGTCCGGCATCGGCCCGCTGACGCTGGGCCAGATCGACGCGCTGGACGGTCTGATCCTGGGGGAGATCGTCTCCGGTTTTTTGGGGAATTCCCCGAGAACTGGCGATCGATAGCCGCCGATGTGGCGGCGATCCTGCACACCGGGCTGGATGTATTGGAACGCATGACGCCGGGCGAGCTTTACGCCTGGCATGCCGAGGCGGTCAGGGTCTTCAAGCTTACCCACGGAGACCGGTAACGGGCGACCAATCAATAATGGGGGATAAATAGTGGCCGGCAACATGGCCTTCAGCCTGATCTTCAACGTGATCGATGCCGCGACGGCGCCGATCAAGGGGATCGCCGCCGCCCTCGGCGCGCCGGCTGCTGCTGCGGCGGCGGTCGGCGAAGCGGGCGAGAAGGCCGGCACGCGGCTCGGCGCCGGCATGGACCGCGCCCAGGCCGGTGTGCGCCGGCTGGGCGATGCGTTCAAATCCCCGATTTCACGGGTGGCGGAATTGGCCAAGGCCGGCGGCGAGGCCTCGGAAAAATTCGCGCGGAGCTTCGCCGGCATGGGCGCCCTGGTAGCCGAGGGGTTGTCGATCAAGGACGTGGCCGGGCAGGAGGAATTCTGGCGGCGCATGCAGATCAACACCGGCATGACCGGTGCCGCGATCGGCAAGCTCAAGGACAACCTCAATGGCGCGGTGGTGGAATTCGGCATCGGCCAGGGCACGATGATGGAGGCATTCAAGTCCTTCAAGGCGACCGGCGGCACCACGGAGATGTTCCAGGCCAATGCCCGCGCCATCGCCGCGTCCATCCAGCTGATGGGCGGCCATGCCGAGGAGACCGGCAAGCTGTTCTCGACCATGCAGACCCGTCTGCATTTGGAGAAGCCGGAGGATTTTCTCAATGCCACGGCGCTGATCCGCAAGCAGCTGGCGGGCATCGACGGCGGCTTCGATGCCTTCGCCGAAGCCTCCGACCGGCTCGCCGACAGCATGGAAGCCTTGGGCCGAAAAGGCCCCGAGGCCGTCGCCGCCTTGGGGGCGGTTTATGGCGTTGCCGCCAAGGGTGCCGGCGGCAACGGCCGCAAGGCGATGATCGCCACCGAGGGCTGGCTGGGGGAACTGACCAACCGCGGCTATCAGGCGCAGTTGTCGCAAGGCTTGGGCGAACGGATCACCGACCAGAACGGCCGCGTGAAGGATCCGCGCGAGCTGATGCGGAAGATGGCGGCGAAATATGCCGAGGCCATGAAGCTGCCGGAAAATCAGCAGGTTCCCGCCATCGCCCGGCTCGACAGCCTGTTCGGGGAGTCGGCGGCCAAGATGTTCAAGGCCGTGGGCGGCGAGATCAAGGCGACCGGCAGTTCGGCGACCATGGACCGCATCCTCGGCGCCAAGGGCGACGGGGCTGAGTTGATGGCAAAAGCGGCCCTTGCCGGTGAGGGCCTGACCGCCTCCATGAACCGTCTGCGCGCCTCGATGTCGATCGCGGCGGAGAGCGTCTTCGCCGGGCCGATCGAGATCTTCGCCGAGGCCATGAACGCCTGCGGCGGGGCGGTCGGCAAGGTGGTGCTCGTCCTGGCGGCACTGGCGGCGGTCGGCCATGCCATCACCTGGATCGCCCGCGCCATCGAAGGGTTCAAGCTGTTGCAGGCCACGCTGCTGACCTTCCGGCTGGGCGGCATCGCCACCGGCATGGCGTCGATCGCCACCGGCTTCGTGCCGGTGATCGCCGCCTCCTGGGCCTGGACGGCGGCGATGCTGGCCAACCCGGTGACCTGGATCGTCCTCGGCGTGGTGGCGGCGGTGGCGGTTTTGGGCTTGGCGGTCACGGGGCTTTATAAACTCTGGAGCGGGATCTGGGACGCCATCGCCGGGATGATCGAGGCGCCGCTCGCGGCGGTTGCAGCACTCGGCGCCGGGGTCAAGGACATGCTGGGCGGCGCCTGGGATTGGATCGCGGCCAAGGGCACGGCGATCTGGGCCGCCATCGGCGGGATGATCAAGGCGGCGGCAGCACCGGTTGCAGCACTCGGCGCCGGGATCAAGGACACGCTGGGCGGTGCCTGGGATTGGGCGGCGGCCAAATGCGCCAAGGTCATCGATTGGGCGGTGCAAAAGCTCGACTGGCTGTTCGGCAAGCTCAAGCAGGCCCGGGATTGGCTCGCCGGCATCACCCGCCCGGCGCGGGATTTCGCCAAGGGCGTGGTGGCCGGCGTTACTCATAGCGCCCCGGTTAAATTCGCCGTCCATGCCGCCGAAAAAGGTGCGGCCATGGTGGGCGACGCCACAAGGCAGGCGGTCGCATTTTTCGAGGGCAAGGGATGGTCACACCCACAGGCCGCCGGCATTGCCGCCAGTCTGAAGGCCGAATCAGGCTTCAATCCCGGCGCCGTCGGCGATGGCGGCCACGCCTATGGCATGGGCCAGTGGCATCAGGACCGCCAGGCGGCTTTCGCCGAATGGGCGGGGCACGACATCCGCGCCTCGACACCGGAAGAACAGATGGGGTTCGTGCATCATGAACTGACCGAGGGCCAGGAAAGGGCGGCGGGGCTGGCCCTGGCCCAGACCTCGACTGCGCCCGAGGCGGGTGCCGTGGTCTCCAAGCGCTATGAACGCCCCGCCGACCGGGACGGCGAAGCCAGCCGCCGGGCGGCCAGTGCTGAAATCATCGCCGCCGCTATCCCGGCGGCGCCTGCTCTTGAATTAAGAGGCGCGTCTGGCGCCTCGGCGGCGTCGCCGCCTACTCTTGATTTAAGAGGCGCGTCTGGCGCCTTGGTGCCGCAACCCCTGGTGACCAATGACAATGGGGCCAACGACAACAGGGCATTGGCACCCGCTGCCCCGGCACCCGCCACGCTGACGGCGGCGCCCCAGCCCTTGAGCCGTTCCGACATGGCATCGGCGCCGTCACCGCAGAAATCCGAAGGGGTCATCGTCGTGCGCTTCGAAAATCTGCCCCGGGGCGCCGTGCCTCAAATCGTCAGTCAGCCGCAGGGGCTCGCCTTGCTGCTCGATCGCGGCGCCTCGATGGCGGCGGGGTAGAGATGGCTTGGATCGATGACATCGAAGACGCCAGCTTCCGAGGGGTTGGGTTCTTCGTCGAGAAAAATCAAACCAAGGGCGGCAGGCGCGTCGCCAATCATCAATATCCGCGCCGAGATAAGCCCTATGCCGAGGATATGGGCCGGAAGCAACGGGGCTACACGCTCGACGCCTACACCATCGGCGACACGGCCATGGGCGACCGCGACACCCTGATCGCGGCGCTGGAGCAGGCCGGGCCGGGCACCCTGATCCATCCGACCTTCGGCACTTTGCGGGTCCAGACCGAGTGCTGGACGGTCGCCGAAGACCTCGTCAATGCCATGCGCATTTGCCGCTTCAGCCTGAGTTTCGTGGAGGCCGGCGATATCGCCGCACCCACGGTCACCGCCGATACCAGCGCCCAGGCCGGAACGGCGGCGGACACCGCCACCACCGGCAATCAAGCCGTCTTCGCCGGAGAATTCATCGCATGAGCACCGACGCCGTAACCCTCGCCGCCATCGCCGATGCCGGCGCCGTGCTCGATGTCCTCGCCGGCTTCGCCAGGACCATCGACTTCACCGCCAGCGTCGCGGCGGCGACCTCGTCCACCGGGATGGTGGCCATCGCCGAGGTGGCCGGACTATCGATCCTGGCCGATATCGCCGCCGCGCAATCCAGCCTCGCGCAGTTGGTGGCGGTGCCGGCATCGCTGGCCACCACCCTGGTGGCGCTGATCCAGGAATTTCAGGGGACGAGCGTGGATTACCGCGCGGTGTCCGATGCCGCCGCGTCGATCGTCTGGGCATCGGCGATCCCCGCCGCTGGCCTCGGTGCCGCGCAGATCGCCGCCAACCGGACGGCGCTGGCCAATCTACTGGCCGTCCAGGGGCTGATCGAGGCGGTGCGGGCCGCCACCCAGGCCAACTACGCCTCCCAGGACGCGGCGCTGGCGATGTGCTGCGATCTGGCCAACCGCCTCGATGCGGGTTTCGCCGCCACCTCCAGCCGGGCCTTGCGCGCCACCCTGGACGGGTTGCGGGTGGCGCTGGTGACCGACATCAATACCAGGGCCGCCACCTTGAGCGCGCTCTTGACCTTCACCCCGGCCCAGGTGCTGCCCGCTTTGGTGCTGGCCCATAACCTCTATGACGATCCGGCCATGGCCGCCGATATCACCGCCCGCAATCGCGTGCTTCATCCGGGCTTCGTGCCGGCGGCGGCGCTGACGGTGCTGGCGCCATGACTTCCTTATCGGATGAGGTCACCCTCAAAATCGGCGGCCTGATCCATGGCGGCTGGACCGGATTGGAGATCGAATCGTCACTGACCGAAATCAGCGACTCCTTCAGCGTTTCGCTTACCGATCTCGATCCGGGGCGGCAGGCCATTTTCCAGGTGGCGCCGGGCAATCCCTGCGCGCTGGCGATCGGCGGCACCACCCTGATCACCGGCTATGTCAACGATGTCGATATCGCCTACGACGCCAATTCCCACGGCCTGACCATCAGGGGCCGCGACAAGACCGGCGACCTGGTCGATTGCACGGCCCTGGTATCCGGCTTCGGGCAGTGGAACAGCGTCAGCCTGATGGTCATCGCCAAAGAATTGCTGGCGCCCTTCGGGATCGCCGCCAGCTCGACCGTATCCGACACGTCCAAGGTTCTGGCCGGGCACGCGGTGCAGATGGGCGAGACGGTCTGGGAGTGCCTCGATCGGGCGATGCGCCAGTATGGGGTGATGGCGATGGTCGACGGTTCAGGCAATCTGGTATTCGCCCGCCCCGGCGACGGCGGCGCCCTGGCCGAGGCGCGGCTCGGCGGCAATATCCTCTCGGCCTCCGCCGCCTATAGCGAGCGCGAGACCTTCCGCGATTATTACGTCCTCGGGCAGTTTCCCGGCGGCAACGAAACCTATTCCGATCCACGGGTGACCACCGGGGCCTGCGAGCATGCCGCCGATCCCAACGTCGCCCGCTATCGCCCGCTGATCGTCCAGGTCGAATGCAACACCTCGGACATGTCTTTCCTGCCGACCCGCGCCGCCTGGGAAGCGGCGTTCCGCTCCGGCAAGGGGCGGCGCTTCACCGTCACCGTCGCCGGGTGGCGGGACGCCAATGGCATGCTTTACGCCGCCAACACCATGATCCGGCTGGAAGACGATTTCCTCGGGGTGCATGAGACGCTGCTGGTGGTGGCGGTGCGGCTGAGCTTGAGCGAAAACGGCCAGCTTGCCACCCTGACCCTGAGCCGCAAGGAGGCATTCCTGCCGGCGCCCCTGACCAGCCTGTCGCCCTATGAAAACTCGACCGGCAGGGCGGCGCCATGATCCGGGCCATCAACAAGCTGCTCGATCCCGTCCGCCGGCAGGTCCGCAACAGCATCGCCCGAGGCGTGCTGACATTGATTAATGACGCTACGGCGTTGCAGCGGGTGCAGGTGCAATTGATGGCCTATCCGCAGCCCGATGGCTCGATCGCGGCGGAAATCAGCCCGGATATCGAGGTGATGGCGCATTACGGCTTTACCTGCGCGCCGTTCCCCGGCGCCGAGGCGGCCTATGTCGCGGTCGGCGGCGTGCGGGCGCACGGGTTGGTCATCGCCACCGACGACCGCCGCCATCGTCCGGTCGGACTGCTGCCCGGCGAATCGATGCATTACGACGATCAGGGCCAGCGGATCTACATCAGCCGCGCCGGCATCGTCATCGATGGCGCGGGGCTGCCGGTCACGGTCATGAATACGCCGTCCCTGACCGTCAACGCCTCGGTCAGCGTGACCCTGAACACCCCTTCGGTGACTTGCACCGGGACGCTCACCGTCGATGGGCTGATCACCGGCAAGGCCGGCGTCGCCGTTTCCGGCGGAGCCGGGATCGCCGTCAGCGGCGGCACCGTCATCGCCGATGGCATTGACCTCAAGGCCCATGTCCATGGCGGCGTGGCGGCGGGCTCCGCCGACACTTCCCTCCCGATCGGTTGATGCCATGACTGAGATGTTGCGAGCCTTGGTGCAATCCGGAATGCTTGACCGCATCAACAGCGTCGTCGAGTTGGCCATCCTGCTGCCCTTTGCAGCCGACTGCTATCACATTCACCGAGTACGAACCTCGATCAGCATCAATTCCAAGAGCCTGTGGTGCTGGTTCGCTTACTGCGTCTGGGCCACGCTGTTTTTCTGCGCGCTCGACCAGGCCTATTCGCTCTATTCCGCCCTCCTGTGGGTCGTGGCCTATCTGGTCAAAATCGGCATCGTCTATCGGTACAAGCCGCCGGCATCGGAGGCCACATGACGGATATCGCGCTCACCTTCAATCCGGCCTTCCTGGCTTGGGACATCACGCTCGACGGCGCCGATCTGGCCCAGGATGACGGGCTGGAAACGGCCATCGTCCTGTCCTTGTTCTTGGACCGTTACGCCAATGCCGACGATCCCCTACCGCCGGGTTACACAAGGCGCGGCTGGTGGGGCGACCGGGTAGCGCCGCTGGCGCGGCCCGCCCAGGGCAATGGCGCCAATCCCGACCGGATCGGCTCCCGGCTGTGGATCCTGATGCGCGAGCGGCAATTGCCGGCCTTGCTGCCCCGCGTCAAGGGCATCCTCGCCGAGGCTCTGGCCTGGATGATCGAGGACGGATGGGCGTCGGCGCTCGATATCGCCGTCTCGTTCCCGGCGCAGGGCTTCCTCGCCTACACCATCACGGCGATGAAGCCCACCGGGGCAACCGTCAGCATCACGCGCCAAGTCGCCTGGGGGATATGAGATGCCCATTACCGTACCCGATCTGCCCACCATCTCCCAATCCGCCGCCTCGGCCATCGCCACCCGCCTGCCCGGCGCCGACGCCACGCCGCCCCGGTCGGTGCTGGGGGTTCTGGCCAAGGTATTGGCGGGTGCCGTCGACGGCCTCTACGGCGCCATCCAATCCGTCTCGGCCGAGATCATCTACGACACCGCCTCCAGCAACTATCTGGCCCGCGAGGCGGCGTTCTGGGGGTTGACGCGGGAGGCGCCGGCCTCCGCCACCGGAGCCGTGACCTTCACCGGCAGTACCGGCGCCATGGTGCCCGAGGGAACCATGCTGGCCCGTGCCGATGGCTTGCAATACACCCTCGCCGCCGCCGTAACCCTGGCCCCCGTCAGTGGCGGCAGCGGCAGCGGCGCCGGCACGGTCACTTGCACCAGCGCCGGGGCGGTCACCAATACGCCGGCGGGCGGCACGCTCACCCTGACCTCGCCGGTAACCGGGATCGCCTCGTCCGTGGTCATCGGCGCGGGCGGTCTTGCCGCCGGCGCCGATATGGAGACCGATGCGGGGCTGCTGGCCCGGCTGCTGCGCCGGGTCCAGCAGACGCCCCAAGGCGGCAGCGATGCCGATTACCGGGAGTGGGCGGGGAGCGTCAACGGCGTCACCCGATCCTGGGTCTATCAGGGGTGGGTGGGCACCGGCACCGTCGGCGTCACCGTCATGATGGACGCGCGCGCCAACCCGATCCCACAAGGTGCCGATGTGGCGGCGGTGCAGGCGGCGATCAACGCCGCGCGGCCGGTGGGGGCGCTGGCCGTCGTCTTCGCGCCGAATCCGGTGCCACTGAATTTTACCATCCACCTCAACCCCGGATCGGCGGCGATCAAAGCCGCTGTCCAAGCCCAGCTGGCCAGCCTGATCGCCAATCAGTGCACGCCGGGCGGCACCTTCCTCGTCGGCGGCGTGCCGGTGTCCGGAGGGCTGCTCTATATCAGCCATATCTGGGCGGCGATCTCGGCGGCAGCCGGCGAGGTCGATTTCACCCTGGTCTCACCCACCGCCAATGTCACGGTGGCGTCGGGCAGCATCACCACCATGGGGGCCATCACATGGGTGTGATGAATATGGGCGTGATGAATTCTGGCGATTACCTGGCCCTGCTGCAAGCCATGCTGCCATCCGGCCCGGCCCTGGCCACCGACCCCGCCGCCAATCTGACGGCGCTGCTCCAGGCCTGGGCCGATGTGCTGGCGCCGGTCGATCAGGCGATGAACGCGCTCTATGACGAAGCCGACCCGCGCACCGCCATGGCCCTGCTGCCCGATTGGGAGCGCATCGCCGGGCTGCCCGATCCGGCGGTGGGCGGCGCCACCCAATCGATCGCGGAGCGGCGGGCGTGGCTGGCGACCCGCCTGACCGGGGTCGGCGGTCAATCCATCGCCTATTTCATCGGGTTGGCGGCATCGCTCGGCGCCGCCATCACCATCACCGAGTTCCACCCCTTCGGCTGCGGCCTTGGCCAGACGGGCCGCGATCAGATCGACGGCGCCGGCGCCATCTTCATGGCATGGCAGGTCAATATGCCGTCGCCACCGGTCTATCTGTTCCAGACCGGCCTGTCCCAATGCGGCGACCCGCTGGGCTATGCCCGGACCGGCGTGATCGAGGCGCTGTTCGCCCGCTACAAGCCCGTCCAGACCACCCTGATTTTTCATTACGGGAGCTGAGTTCCATGCAACGCATCAACGGCGCCAATTTTCTCCCCAACGGCAATGGAGCCGGCAAGAACGCCTGGCAGGATTACAATGCCGGCACCGGCCAGGCGGGGACCATTCCCAACGCGCAGACGCTCAACGCGTGGCAGGAGGAACTCTGCACCTATGTCGAGTCGTGGCTGGGCGCCCTCAACGCCGCCGACAATACGCAAATCTATCAGGCCATCTCGGCCCATATCGCCACTCAGATGCGCGGCATGTTCGCCCCGGAGCCGACGGTGCCCGCCAGCATGGTGGTCAACCTGACGGCGGGTTTCATCCCAGGGGCAAGTACAGTCACCCAGATAGTCGCGCAATCGACTTCGGCCTTCGTGGCCCCGGTTGGCAATCCCCGCATCGACCGCATCGTCATCAGCCGGACCACCGGCCTGTTGTCGGTAGTGGCCGGCATCCCCGGCGCCACGCCGGCCGCCCCGGCGGTGCCGGCGGGCGCCATCCCCATTGCCCAGGTGGCGCTGACGCCAACCACCGTCGCGGTCACGGCGGCGATGCTGACCGACGAGCGCGATCTGCCACCTCTGGGGCTCGGTGTGCTGGCCTATCTGGGCGTCGGCGCGGGCTTGGCGCTGGACGGCCTCGGCAATCTGACCCTCGCAGCTGGATTGGTGTCCGGCACCGGCACCGCCGGGCACCTGGTCAAGTGGCTCACGGCATCCACGGTCGGCGATGGCGGCGCGCTCGGCACCGCCGCCAATCTCAATGCCAGCAGCGCCAATGCGGGTGGCGGCCTGCCGGCGGTCTATGCCTATGCCGGGAACCCAAACGGTCATGTCGCCGGCACCGCCGGCATCGCCGGAACCTCGCCGCCCGACATGGTGTGGGACATCACCGACGGCATGCTGTGGGTTTGCACCGCCAGCGGCATCGCGGCGGCGGCGGTCTGGAAGGCGCCGGCGAGTTTCATCGAATCCTCGATCTCGGCCGCCACGGCGATCGGCGCCTCGAACACGGCGATGAACTATGTCGCCACCGCCGCACTGACACTCACCATCGCCCGGACGACGACGCTGGCCACCAGCTGGACCAATACCGTCTTCGCCCTCGGCGGCTCCGTCACCATCGCCATCAACGCGGCGGACGCCATCAATGGCGGCACGGCGGGCCTAGGTGCTGTCATCCCCAAGGGCTGGTTCGGGACGCTGACCACCGACGCCAACGGCAATCTGTATCTGGAAATGGGCCAAGCCACGCTGGGCTCGACCACGCTGGCCAGTGCCGCCACCGTCGACCTCGGCAGCTCGGCCACCAGCAACATCGTCATCACGGGGACCATCGCGATCACCAGCTTCGGGGCGTCGGCGCAAAACGGTCAGGTGTTCAACGTCACCTTCTCGGGATCGGTGACCCTGACCCAAAACGCCGCCTCGATGATCTTGCCGACTTCCGCGAATATTACGACGGCACCGAACGACACGGCGCAATTCCTGGCGCTCGGCGCGGGGAATTTCCGGTGCATCGGCTATCAGACGGCCTCCGGTGCCGCGTTGATCACGAATTTGACCGCGCCAGTCGTCCATGTTCAGGATCAGCGGGCATCGGGTACGGCTGGGCAAGCCCTGGCCGCCACGACCTGGAACGTGCGCACCCTTCAGACGGTGGTGCGCAACACCATTGCCGGGGCGTCTTTGGCCTCAAATCAGGTGACCCTGCCGGCCGGCACCTATGATGTGACGGCCACCGCTGCCGCGCATGGGAATGCGATCGGTGCCCTTTACCATAAAATCCGGCTCCGCAACATCACCGGGGGCGTCACGCTGCTGAATGGCACCAATGAATTCGTTTCCATCGTGAACGCCACCACCATCACCGGCCATGTCGCGAAACTGAATGGCCGCATCGTGCTGGCTGGCGTCACCGTCGTGGAGCTGGATCACTACACCACCAACGTCGCCTCCGGCTACGCGGCAAGCTCTGGCGAGGTCGAGGTGTATGCCGATTTGATGATTTGGAAGGTGGGATGAGATGACGTTTTATTATGAATTGCGGGATGACTCCGGGGTGGTGATCGAGCGCCGCGCTTCCGAGATTAAACTTGATGTCGGACCCGAGGCACCGGGAGATCATGCTCATCTGGTTTTGGTCGATGAACCCCTGGACTCCGCCATCGCCTCGCAGCTTGCCACCCTGACCGCCGCCTGCGCCGCCGCCGTGGCCGCCCCGGTCAATTTCACCACGGCGGGAAAGGTCACAAAGACATTCCAGGCCGACCCGTCCTCGGTCGCCAATCTCCAGGCCACTCTGGCCGGCCTTTCCTCGGCACAGGCCACGCCCGCCGGGTTCTATTGGGTATCCGCCGACAACACGCCGGTGCCGTTCACCTATGCCGATCTTCAGGGGTTGGCGGCGGCGATGCTGGCGCAGGGCTGGGTGGCCTTCCAACATCTCCAGGCCCAGAAGGCCGCCGTCAAAGCGGCCACCACGACAGCCGCCGTGACGGCGGTGGTCTGGTAGAGGGGATTTTAGATACCCCTGCCGGTCGAGGCCGGCGGGGCCGGGGCGCTGGCACGCCCCGAACCGCGAGAACCCCCTCGCACGATCCGACCGTCCGTCCGGTTTCGGCCGTCCGGACCGTTCCGCCACCCCACGCGGGGCGGAACAAATATGGAACAAACACCACCATGGAGTCGAGTCAATCCAACATGCCGCGCCATCCCGTCAGCCCGGTCGCTCCGTATTTCGGCGGCAAACGGCTGCTCGCAAAAAGGCTGATCGAGCGGATCAACACCATCCCCCATGAACTCTATGCAGAACCGTTCGTGGGGATGGGCGGTGTCTTCTTAAGGCGCGATGTGCCCGCAAAAATTGAGGTGATCAACGATCTCTCCCGTGACGTGGCGACGCTTTTTCGTATCTTGCAGCGTCACTTCCAGGCCTTCGCCGATGTTCTGAAATGGCAGGTCACCAGCCGTGCCGAATTCGAACGCCTGATTGCCGTCGATCCGGACACGCTCACGGATTTGGAACGGGCGGCCCGATTCATTTATCTGCAACGGACCAGCTATGGTGGGAAGATCACGGGCCGCAGCTTCGGTGTCAGCCGCACCAATCCGGCCCGGTTCAATGTGACGAAGTTGATCCCGCTCCTCGAAGACGTACATGAGCGGGTATCCGGTGTCGTGATCGAGTGTCTTCCCTACGGGAGTTTCATCGAACGCTATGACCGTCCTGGTGCCTTGTTCTATCTCGACCCGCCCTACTGGGGCTGCGAGGGGGAATATGGAAAACTCCTCTTCAGCCGTGACGAATTCGCTCGGCTGAGTGAGCGGCTATCCAAAATCAAGGGCCGGTTCGTCCTGTCGGTAAACGACGTTCCCGAACTCCGCGCGATCTTCGCGGGCTTCACCATCGAGACCGTTCCAACGACCTACTCGGTCCGTGGTAACGGACACACGAAGAAGGTCTCAGAACTGGTCATCTCTAACGGGTAA